CCAGTGACCAACCAGTGTCTTGATCGCCAACTTTAATCCTTCCGGTACAGCAGATGCACCGCCATAGCCAGCCACAAAGGTAACAGTGACAGCATCTATCTCGGCGCGTGTGCTTGGAAAATCCTCGTCATATACTGGCAAAACCCTTGCAGGCTTTGAATATGCGTCAACGGTGTAGTTGGCACTCGACCACGTTTGCGTTGCACCATCTCCATCAATATATTGAATTGAGGTAACGCTTGCGGCAGGCGCTCTTGGGAGATTTATCTGCGATGCGGGAAAAGCATCAAGCCTTAACGCAAGTGTTTGGGTTACAAAAGCCCTGTTCGTATAATTCTCGGCGTACAACCTTGAAGCAGTAATAAGTCCATCAATAAGGGTGTCGTCATCTGATGTATCCACCCGCATGTGATCCTTGGCTTCAGCAGTGGTTACAGGCTCTTCTGCCGGTTCTACTGTAATTACTAGACTCATTACTCAGCCGTTTCCATTGCTGGCGGCTGCAGCTCTGCTGTTTCTTTTCTTGATACCTTTGTTTTTCTTACCACTTTTGGCTTACTTACTTCCACGGGTTTAAGGATGCCTCGTGCAACCAAATGCACCGCGTAGTCATCATCGACTTCGACCTGTTTACCAACAGGGTAATAAAGCCCTCCACTTTTCCCACATCCCACTTTTATCACTTCATATAAACTCATGTCTGGTTCTCCTAGTGTGGTTCAGGGGACGACTCCAAAGAGCCGCCCCCCACCACTATTAAAATATGTCTTTCGACATAAAGGGGGCTTAAGATTAAGCCATGATGATGTGCTTAACTGCTTCGCCTGAAGTCAATTTACCATCCACGCGGAGTTCGCTTCGGAGTCCGATATTTCCCGCAACAGCAAACAATTCATCAAGACGTTGAAAGTCCATTCCTTCGCGCCAAGTAATCCAGTAATAACTGAGATCACCAAACAGAATTGGTTTATTTCCAGTAGTTGATGCTTCACAATCATCGTTGATAGCCACTGGTCTGCCAAGCAACAAGTCGGGCTGCCCCAACTGTCCACTAGGTTGCCAGATATAACCCGCATCACCGATTGTTAGGTTGCGGATTTCGGCAGCAGTTGTTGAGTTGAACATCCAAGTCCCATTTTTTCGATAGGGTTCTTTCAACGAATAGTACAGTGATTGTAGTTCTGACCAAGTAACTTCGTCTGTACCTGCGGCAGTAAGTGCCTCATCTGAAGCATCGGTAATACCTGTTGGTTTACTTGAGCCATCGCCATTAACAAAAGCGGCATTCAGAAGTGTCGCAAAAGAACGACCGAACATGCCAGCCATAAAGGATGCCATATCGACATACGAGTCAGCCAAAAGTTCGCGTGAAATTTGTACAATTCTAGTCGCCTTGTATGGGGAAAACTTGAGTTGAGTAAACGTAGTTTCAGCCTCAGTTGCATCTGCATTTTCTGCCGTCCACGTTGCATCGCCAACAGCATTCTGTACAGGGACATTGATCTCACCACCAATGGTAATGCGTGTTGCATATTCTTGGAAGTTATATGCAGCATCCATTGTTTCAATAATCATGTCTTGCAAAGTGGCTTGACCAAAATCAAACATTGGTGCAGCAAAACCACCCACAGTGTTTGTCCCCTCAACCATTACAGCACGCTGTTCTGGAGTTAGCGACAGTTCGCCATCACGAAGATATTGCCAAAACGCATTACTATATTCTTCTGAGCGAATGCCCCTTGCCCCTTCTTTTTTTTGTGGTTGAGCAATTGCAAGAGCAGATTTTCTGGCTTCTACTTCCTCAAGCATTTCGCCACATTTTTGGAGGCGAATGCGTTGATCCACATCAGCCTTGATTGCATCAGAGTCGTCAAGCATGTTGTCTACTTGCTCTCGTTGCTCTGAAGTAAGTTCTCGACCCTCTGCATCCGCAGCGTCAAGAATAGAACGAGCATCGGCAATCAATGAAGCCCGTTTTTCATAAAGTTCCTGATTAGTCATAGGAATTTTTCCTCACTAAATACGCCGTAAGCGCAAAACAGATGCGATAACGGCTAGTTATTGTTAATAAACCAGCAGATAGACACCGCATCGGCGGGGAAATACCTATTTCAGAGCCTGCAACGGATAGGCAACGGCCTCCAAGTCTTAGGACTTGCTAAACTCCTCACATCTTTATTCAGGACGAGTCTTAAAAAGCAGACACTTCCTTTCATATTTTTTGCCAAAATATGAATATTTATTCTGAGGATTCAGCCAGCCGCAGACGGGTTCTCAGGTTTTCCATTGAAACCACTTCTGTTTCTCGCACCTCTAAAGAACCATCGTCTTTATGGCTTCTGTCTTTGTCAAACTGCTTGAGGTGATAGTCTATATGAGCCTGAACCTTGCTTCGCTGCCCACTTGGGAGATCAACACCTCCCATAGCACCCTGCATCACCCCGTTGGCAGACTGCACCCCACGCAAGACAACCCTCAACTTTCCATCAATAATGTCGTGATGCGGCAATTTGTACGATCCGAAATCTTCCGCATCCTCACCATCGAAGTATGCAAAGGCTTTGGCGTACTTACCCCAATCAATATTCTCTTTATCCCCACCTGCCCACTCACGAATCCTTTTCCTTGCTCCATCCCCGTCCCAGGGGCGATCTGGATTTGCCTTTGGAGAATCAACTGTTGCTGGCACGTTTCTGGCTTTGTAAGTTTCTGTTGGATGGGATTCACCTTCCATACACCACTCACCGTCATGCTCATCATCCGCAGCCATCTTGTGATACCCAGATGGGCAGTTGCCCTCTTCGTCTGGGTCTACTCTGGTTTCATCATTCAGCTTCTTAGACCGCACCGCCACAGAAGTATCCTGATAGGCAGGCCACGCAACCACTGAAATCTCAAGCAATTCGACATCTATCAGTTCGCGTAAATCTACACCATCTTCCACAGTCCATGTATCGTTTTGAGCAATAAAGCCAAAGGACATAGAATCTATATCTCCACGCCTGATAGACTCGACAATATCTCGTCCGGCAGTCGTGTCTGGTGGATCTATCTCAACCTTTAGACCATAAGAATCTTCAAATATATTAAGTGTACCGGCGGTGTTTCTGCCAATAACGTGCATTGGGTCGTGTCCCACCAACGCCCTCACATCTGCACCACCGTCAAGGGATTTGGCAAATGCTCCGGGTCGGATGCTTTCAACAAACCCACCCAAATCTTCACTTCGGGAATCAAAGACGGCGGCATAACCGCTAATCTTAGGCTTGCCACTTGCAGCAGCCTCAACTCGTATTTCTTTTATAGCTCTAGTTTCTCTATTTTCCATTGTTCTTACTCCAAGATTCAAATATAGCGTCTGCCAAATCACAGGCAGCCATTTCCGTTGTTTCGTCGTACCAGTTTTTTAATTCAGCAGATGCTGCCATTGTATTACTATCGTTTGCCCTCAATATCTTAACAGCACCCCGCAAAGTTTCCTGCGACGATGAAGCTGCTTCGACCCTGACGGCAGAGTTTAGTATTTCCGTATCTAAGTTCAGCGACTCAATAATAGAGGCTGTTATTTCCACTACACGCTCAGGGAACCTTTTGGCTGATGTTGTCAGGCTGTCTACAAGTTTTTGGGGATTCAGATTCTTCTCAAGGTACTTGGTGACACTACGCCGACCCGCATTAGCCTCTATGGAAAATGCTCTTGTGCAAGCCTCTCTGAGCCATGAGTTTATGTGATCGCCCAACCCCTCAGCTTTACCCTCCGGTAGGAGCAACGCTCGATCTTCATTATTTTCTTCAGTCTGGTACGCCTCATCAGACACCGACACCATGTTCAGTGGCTGAAGGTAGATGTCTCCCCCTTCAATCGGATTCAGATTTTCCCTCATACGAATTTCATTAACGCTGAGTATCCCAGATTCCCTTGCCACTTTGTAGGATTGGTATCTTGCTTCTGTATCACCACGCATGATTCCGTCTACATTGTGTTCTGCGTAAAGTGCATCTTGGTCAGGGATCAGTTTGCGTTGTATCTCCTGCTCCCACCTCGTCAGCCAAGGTAGTAGCGTGTCCCGATAAAAACTGATTTGCTGGCTCTCAATATTGGCGAATGTGGATCTCTCAAGATCACCGATAGTATGGGGCGGCACTCTATACATACGAGCGATTTCACTGATCTGAAATTTCCGTGTTTCGATCCATTGGGCATCGTCGGAGGGGATGCTGATGTTATTAAATCTCATGCCCTCTTCGAGAACAGCGACCCTGCTAGAGTTACCGGTTCCCTTGTGCAGAGCCTCCCAACTCTTACGAAGGTTCTCCAAGCCTTCGGGCGACAGTTTGCCCGGATGTTCGAGTACGCCACCCGGATGCGAAGAGTTTGCAAACCTCTCGCCACCCATGCGTTCTGCGGCAACACTCAGACCAAGTGCTTCCCTTGCAAGGCGAATGGGAGATTTCCCAATGATGCCGTCAGTAG